ATGACGTTGAAAAAACTTACAACTCATACTTTAAACGTGCTTGGGGAAATAATGAAAGTTATATCCACGAAGAAGGGTTTGAACAAGCATACGCAGAACGTCAAGAACAACTCTTAATAGAAGAAATGAAACATGTTGCTGTAAAAGGCGGACATTTCGATTAATTAACGGTTGACAAACCATAAAAAATATCATATAATAAACGTTATTACTTAGGAAATATTTTATGATAATTGGTATATGTGGATTAATTGGTTGTGGCAAAGGTACTGTTGCAGACATCCTAGTTGAAGAACACAACTTTAAAAAACTTTCATTTGCAGATAAACTAAAAGACGGCGTTGCTACTGTGTTTGGATGGGATCGTTCTATGCTAGAAGGCGACACGCGACAAAGCAGAGAATGGCGAGAACAAAGAGACGAGTTTTGGTCAAAAGAAACTAAGCGTAATATTACACCACGGATTGTATTACAAGAATTTGGTACAGACTGTATGCGTCACGGATTTGATGACAGTATATGGGTAAGCATAGTGAAGCAAGAATTAATAAAAAATCCAACTAAGGATTTTGTTATTCCTGATGTTAGATTTCCTAACGAAGCACTAATGATTCAAAAACTAAACGGTCATGTATGGAGAGCAATAAGAGGACCAGACCCTGTTTGGTTCCGTATGTATCAAGACATTGGTGTTGAACCTAAAGATGTTCATGAATCAGAATGGCGCTGGGCTAATGTAAATTTTGATGCACAAGTAAGTAATAATGGAACTTTAGACGATCTTAAAAATCAGGTACAAGATCACCTTGTTTCCACTTTGCCCCTTGTTTCTGCATAATACGTTGACAGTTAGCACATATAGTTTTAAGATTGCTAAGACTACAATTATTTAAATCACCGTCGATATGGAAAACATTGAACTGTTCTTGATGCTTAGATGAGTAATTACACTTCTCGCAAAAGCTCTTTTTTTCATAACCTCGTTGTTTCCATTTAGGCACACCGTGGTTAACTCCGTTTCGTAAACATCTTTCACATAGCTTTCGGTAATGAATTTTATTACCTTTTTTATAGTTAATAGCGGCTGGACGCTGTTTACATTGGCATAATGGTCTCATATTGTATTTACCTCACCTTTTTGGTACCTTTTTATAGGGTTATATGCATACCTTTTTTTTCGTATCTGCTAAATACATATAGCAAAAGATTCCAACAGGAGAAATAATATGGCTTTAACATCACCAGGAGTACAGGTCAGCGTAATCGACGAAAGTTTTTACACACCAGCTGAGCCAGGTACAGTGCCTATGATTTTTGTTACTAGTGCATCTAATAAAAAGAATGCAGCAGGAACAGGAACAGCACAAGGCACACTAAAAGCAAATGCAGGGAAACCTTATTTGCTTACTTCACAAAGAGATTTAGCGGACACCTTTGGTGATCCAATATTTAAAACAGATAACAATAATAATCCAATTCATGCAGGCGAACTTAACGAATACGGCTTACAAGCAGCTTACTCACTATTAGGTGTAAGCAATAGAGCATACGTTGTAAGAGCAGATGTTGATTTGGGTGAACTAGAAGCTACAGCGGACGCCCCAAGTGCAAATCCCTTAGCAGGTACATATTGGTTTGATACAGACGGTTCAAGATACGGTATTCAGCAGTGGAATAGTAATGCTATTAACACTACAGGTGGACAAACTTTTACAACAAAGACACCTACAGTAATCTTTAAACAAAATCAAGTTGTTGATTACGATGCCGGCAATTATACTCCATTAGCATCAATTGGTGCAATTGGCGATTACTTAATTGTAGCTGTAACTACAATCAACAAACTATGGTACAAAAATTCAAGCGGTGCATGGGTTACTGTTGGAAGTGCTGATTGGATTAAAAGTTGGCCTACAGTTAAAGGTTCAACAGCAAATCCTAGTTTTGCAGGCACAGCAGATATTACTGTAAACGGAACACTTATATCAGTAGGTTCTAACACAGTAACAGATGTTGCGTTAGCAATAACCAATGCTGGAGTAGCAGGCGTAAGTTCTGCAGCTGTAGACGGATTTTTAGAAATATATAGCAACGGAACAAGTTCAGGTGCTGATGACTCGAGTACAGGAGGTCCAATTGTAATCGGTGGTGATGTAACTAGACTTTCAGAACTAGGCATTACAGCAGGATCTTTCCTTCCACCAGCTTTACAAATATCAGCACATACAAGTGTTCCGACTTGGAAGACAACAGACACTGGAACTACAAGGCCATCAGGAAGCATTTGGTTTAAAACAACTGTGCCAAATGGTGGAGCAAAATTAAGTGTTAAACTTTGGAATGCTAATACATTACTATGGGATGAAATTTCTACAGCAATGTATCCAGATGCTGGAGCAGCAATTTACGGTTTAGACTCAACAGGTGGCGGTGCTAATTTAGCAATTGGTGACTTGTATGCTAAAACTAATGTTGCTAATGATTCTTTACCTATGGGCAATTTTACAATTTTCCGTAGACAAGCAAGCGGTGCAGCTAATATTAGTAGTGCAATAATTACAACAACTACACCAGGTGCAGGTACGCATAACTTTACAATGTCTAGTACAAATAAAGGTAGTGCTGCATTTAGTACACCTGTTACAGTAAATGTTGTTACAACAGGAAGTGGTAGCGGCGATGCTATTTTAATTGCAGCAGCAATTACATCAGCTAACGTACCAAACATAAGTGCAACAGTTGATGCAGCAAACAGAGTTGTAATTAGTCATTCACAAGGTGGTGAAATTAAATTTGTTGATACAACAGGTTTATTAAACGCTATGGGATTCAAACCATTTGTTAGTACAGATTCTACATCTACAGCAAACTTAACGTTTGTTGACGGAACAACTGACGCTACAAGTCCAAAACAATTCCAAGCTACTAATTGGCGTGTATTAACATATACAGCAAGTGCTGATTCAGTTACATCATTAGCAACACAAGGACAGTTATGGTATAGCTCAATTGTAGACGAAGTAGATATGCTTTATCACAATGGTACAACTTGGGTAGGTTATGCAGATTCAACAGCATATCCAACAGCAGATCCAGAAGGACCAATTATTTCAGCTAGTATGCCTATACAGCAAAGTGACGGAAGCGCACTTGTAACAGGCGATCTTTGGATTAGCACAGCTGATTTAGAAAACTATCCAACGGTATATCGTTACAATGTAGATATTTCAGGAACAGCAGCTCAAAAGTGGGGTTCATCTTTAGACAGTAGTGACCAAACAACAGAAAATGGAATACTATTTTCAGATGCACGTTATGGTACAGGAGCAGGAACAACAACTGTTGCACCAAGCGGTACTATTCCAGCATTGTTAGCAAGTAACTACTTAGATCCAGATGCACCAGATCCAGCACTATATCCAAAAGGTATGTTGCTATGGAACTTGCGTAGAAGCGGATTTAACGTTAAACGTTTTGAGCGTAACTATGTAGATACAACAACAGTTAACAAGCGTATGGCAGACGAGTCAATGGCTAATTACTATCCACACAGATGGGTAACTGAGTCAGGCAACCAAGCTGATGGTTCAGGTAGCTTTGGACGTAAAGCACAGCGTAAAGTTGTAGTACAAGCATTACAAGCGGTAGTTAACAGTAATGATGATATTAGAGATGATGAATCAAGATTGTTTAACTTAATGGCTTGCCCAGGATATTCAGAACTAATTGGCGAAATGATTAGCTTAAACAATGATAGAGGCTTAACAGCATTTATCTTAGGTGATAGTCCATTCCGTTTAACACCTGATGCAACATCACTTAATGATTGGGCAACAAATGTTAACACAGCAGTTGAAGATAACGACAACGGCCTAGTAAGTAGAGACGAATACTTAGGAGTATTTTACCCTGCAGGATTTAGTAGCGACAACTTTGGTAACAACGTTGTAGTACCAGCTTCGCACATGATGTTGCGTACAGTAGCACTAAGTGACCAAGTTAGCTATCCATGGTTTGCACCAGCAGGCACGAGACGTGGCGGAGTTACAAATGCAAGTTCAACAGGCTATGTAAATAGTGAAGGCGAATTTGTTTCAGTAGCATTGAATGAAGGTCAAAGAGATACTTTATATTCAAGTGCTGTTAATCCAATTACGTTTATTACAGGTGCAGGACTTGTTAACTTTGGACAGAAAACTCGCGCAAGAGGCGCAAGTGCATTAGATAGAATTAACGTAGCACGTTTGGTTATCTACTTACGTAGTCAACTTAACACACTTGCTAAGCCATATATCTTTGAGCCTAATGATAAAATTACACGTGATGAGATTAAACAAGCAGCAGAGAGTTTGTTACTTGAGTTAGTTGGACAGCGTGGATTGTATGATTACCTAGTAGTTTGTGATGAGTCAAACAATACTCCAAGCAGAATTGATAAGAATGAGCTATACTTAGACATTGCTATTGAACCTGTAAAAGCAGTAGAGTTTATTTACATACCGCTAAGACTTAAAAATACTGGAGAAATATCAGGACTATAATCTGATAAATATAAATAACAGGAGCAGACTAAATGGCAATTTCAACACTATCAAAAATTACAGTTCCACTGGCTAGCGGAGATTCCGCTAGCAACCAGGGACTTTTAATGCCAAAGTTACAGTATCGCTTTAGAGTGAGCTTAGAGAACTTTGGCGTTAGTACACCAACAACAGAACTTACAAAACAAGTTATTGACGTAACTAGACCGAACGTAAGTTTTGAACAAATGACACTAGACGTGTATAACTCACGTGTGTACCTAGCAGGTAAACATACTTGGGAACCGATTACATTAAACTTACGTGAAGATGTAAACAACAATGTACAAAAACTAGTTGGCGAACAACTACAGAAACAGTTTGATTTCTACGAGCAATCAAGTGCAGCATCAGGACAAGATTATAAATTCGTTACACGTATTGAAATCTTAGATGGTGGTAACGGAGCCAATATACCAAATGTATTAGAAACATTTGAATTATACGGTTGTTATTGTGAAAGTGCAAACTATAATAGTTTAGCATATTCAAACTCAACTGATCCAGTAAGTGTAACACTAGCAATACGTTATGATAACGCAATACAATCACCACAAGGTACTGGTATTGGTACAGCTATCGGACGTACAGTTAACACAGCAGTAACTGGCGGCGGCGCATAATAATAACAAGATACATTTAGTCTTTTTTAAGGGAGCCATTGCGCTCCCTTTTTTCTTTATATACGTACATTAATAAGTTGGATAAATATTAGTATGGCAAATAAATTTAACGGATTACTAGACTCAATAGCAACAGGCGCACTATCTCCTAAAGGAAACATGGGCGACTGGCAACACGGTGCGCGGTTATACGTTGATTCTAACATGCGACTTGCTCCTAGAAGTAAGTTTAATTACCATGTGCAATTTGTTGTTACAGAACAAGGAAGATCGTTAATTCCTAAACTGTTTACAAGCGGTCCAATGAATGAAATTGGCATGCTTGTTAAGTCAGCAGATTTGCCTTCATTTACAGCAAACGTAGAAACAAAGAAAAAATACAATAGAGTTAAAAACGTACAGACTGGCGTAACCTACGATCCAGTAAATATTACAATGCATGATGATAATCAAGGATTAACTACAGCATTTCTACAAGCATATTACAGATATTATTTTGCTGATGGTAACCAAAGGATAAACGGCGGTGCCGCTTATGCAACTAACCCACACAATACGTACGAAGGTGTAATTAAAAATAACTACAAGTATGGTATGGATGTTAATAATCCGGGTGTTCCGTTCTTCAAAGAAATACGAATTAGCACAATGGCCAGGGGAGAGTATGTAACTTATACTCTTGTAAACCCTATTATTACAAATTGGTCGCACGACAATATTAGTAACGCAGATGGTGCTGGCACTTTAGAAAATAAAATTACACTAGCATATGAAGCTGTATTCTATGAAAGTGGAGCAGTACAGGTAGGAGCAAACGGCGATCCAGCTGGCTTTGGACAAGACCATTACGATAACACACCCAGTCCACTATCACTAGCAGGCGGAGGCGGAGGCGGATTAGCTGGCGCTATAGATGGTGCATTTAGTTTATATGATTTTATTGCCGGCGGAGATATATTTGAAAATCCGTTATTAGGTGTATTAATGGGTGCAAACTTAATAGGTAATATAAGAAATTTAAGTAAAGAAGGTATACGTGAAGAAGGTTTTAATATACTTACAGGTGCACTTGGGGCTGCAACAGGCACAAATGTAAGTGGAGTTGCAAATACATTATTTCCAAAAAATGCTGGCAAAGGTGGATCAAAAGATTTGTTATTAGCGGCGGCTGTAGTGGGTGCAGGAACATTAGTTTCAAAAGCAATTAAAAATAATCCAGCAGCAGCGGCTAGTGATGCACAAAAACAAGGTATAAAAAAGATACAATCAGAAACTGGAAAAAGTGTATCTGATGCTAGGACGCAATACGAAGCTTCAATATAGGAATATAACATGAGTAGTTTACCAACAACCCCTAAAACAAACGACAAAAACGTTACTGAATTTTTTGATAACTATTTTACAGAAAAGCTATCATTCCCTACAAACGAAGTTGATGCTGTAATTGGATTTTTCCAAAAAAGAGGATTTGACGAAAGTAGTTCAATTAGTACAGCAACAATATTACTTAATCAAGCTAAGTTAGATAACGTAAAAGTGTTTGAATTATTAGATACATTAAAAGGTTTAGATAATATACAACTTAGTAGTGTAGTAACTGAAGTACTAAATTACAACAGATTGCGTACAAGTACACTAGGATTCAAATTATCTGCTGATTCTTTTACAGTTGAAAAACGAAATGTAGTAGTATGACATGGGTAGATTTGCTCAAGGTAAGTACAACTGTAAATTTCCCGAAAAATACATAGGTAATAAAACACCCACATACAGATCGAGTTGGGAGTTTGCCTTTATGAGCTTCTGTGACAATCATCCAGCTGTTGATAAATGGGCAAGTGAAGCAATTAAAATCCCTTATCGAAATCCCTTAACTGGAAAACAAACAATATACGTACCAGACTTTTTTATTGCATATGCTGATCGAGGTGGCAAACAAAAAGTAGAACTTATAGAAGTTAAGCCAGCCAATCAAACATACCGTGAAAAACTAGGACGTAGCAGACATAATCAAGCGGCTTGGATAGTAAATCAAGCTAAATGGGCAGCTGCATACGCATATTGTAAGCAAAATAACATACAATTTCGCATTGTAACTGAGGACGACATTTTTCACAACGGTCGACGATAGGCGATAAATAAGTGTGTATATAAAGGTTACATAATATGACGAAAAAACTTGAAGAACTTTTAAACTTGCCTGACTCTAAAGAAATTATTTCTGAAGCACAAAACGAAACAAAAGCAAAGGCTGCTGTTGTTGAGCAAAAAGAAACATTTAGAGATATGGCTGAGTTTGATAAAATTGCATCAGCATTACCTAGTGTTAAAGGACTAGGAGAAAAAGCAGATGCAGAACTAAATGATATTGCAGGCCGTGCTTTACAAAGTTACGAAGACTTAATGGATTTAGGAATGAATGTTGAAAGTCGGTATAGTGGCCGAGTTTTTGAAGTAGCAGGATCAATGCTAAAAACATCTTTAGATGCAAAAGTTGCAAAGATGGATAAAAAACTTAAAATGATCGAATTACAATTAAAGAAAGAAAAACTAGATAACGATACTCCTACAGGCGGCGATGTAGTAAATGGCGACGGATATGTGGTCACAGACCGCAACAGTTTGTTAGAAAAATTGAAAAGTATGGATAAATAGTTTATAATAGGAAAAACACCATGAAAACATTTGCACAATTTTTAACAGAGTCTGAAAAGACATATAAATTTTTTATACGAGTAGCAGGGGAAGTGCCCGAAGGATTCGTAGACACAATGGAGAGCAATCTTAACAAGTACGAAGTTGTTAAACTTAGTACAGGTAAAAGAACACCTATTTCAGAAAAACCCATGGACTTTCCACAATTACAAAATATGGAAGTAACACATTGGGAAGCTGAAGTAAGGTATCCAACAACATCACAGGTTTTAGAACAATACTTAGTACAGTGTTGCGATGTTCCACACAGCCACTTAATTGTGCGTGGTGAATTTGATCCTATTGAAAGACAGCAATCAGAAAAAACTGATGAACCATACGAAGCAAAACTAACAACTGAAGACATGGGTGGCGAAAGCGCACAAGGTGAAGTTGGCGGTGCAAGAGTAATGGACCTATTAAAAGAATTAGAAACAGCTAGAAAAGAACGTGAAATTGATCCAATGGAAGGTGCTCCAACAGGAGAGTCTAAAGACATAGGTGACACAGAAAATACAAAAGCTGTAGTTGGGGGTTAATTATGAATAACGATGATGTAAAAAAGTTTATTAATATATCTAATTTATATACTGAGGTATTAGATCTTAACGAAAAGAAACAAGTTGATGAAAATTGGTTTACAGATAAAATTAAAGATGTTTTTGGCATTACTGATGATCAAGCGACTGAGATAGATAAAACAGCTAAGAAAACTGGTATTGATACTGAGAATCCAGAAGGCAAAGATGCTAAAAAAACTGGCATAGATCCATCAAAGTTAGCTAACCCATCAGGCGATAACACAACCGGTACAGTTGATCCAGAAGCTTCAGGCAACGTAGAACCTAGACCTGGTCTAAATATGTTCGGCGGTGATATTGATCAAAGAAAATGGGATAAGAAATATGGCGACACACATAATACAGATGGTACACCTAAATCTGTACAAAACCCGGACGGAAGTGCAACTACAGGTATAGATAGTGCAGAAGTCAACCCAAAAACAGATGCAGATATAACAACAAATAAAACTTTTGATTCTATTAACGATGCACAAGAAGCAGATGATTTAGAAGTTGGCGACATAATTACTATTGACGGCATAGAGTCTGAAGTTAAATACGATCAACCTAGTGATACGCGATTTTATGTACATCCAGGAACCGACACATCAATAACAGAACCAAAACCAAAGTCAGATGGGTCAGTTGACGCTGTAGGTAGTGAAGAAGATCCAACTGTAACTGATCAAGAAGGTGGCGTAGCACAGGGTATTGATCAAGTAGATGCAGCAACAGATGATGCAACACAAGAGCCTGTAAATACAAAAGATTTAATGACACGTTATAATGAAGGCGGCAAAAAAGCAATGCCTGAAATTAAAAAACTACAAACTGAATTATCACGTTTAGGTTTTGATCCAAACGGTATTGATGGCAAGTACGGTAACGGAACATATGCAGCTGTACAAGCATTCCAAAAAGCAAATGGCTTAACTGTAGACGGACAAGCTGGAACAAACACCCTTGCAGCAATTGAAAAAGCTATTAATCCAAACGCAGGTAGCGGTAAAGATGCAGACGGAGTTCCGCTAACAGTAGCACCGGGCACAGGAAAAGATGGACCTGCAGGCGGAGCAAAATCAGGCGTTGAAACTGATCCTAATGATGCTATGTCAGCAGATAACCAACAAAAAGATATTAATACAGCACAACCAAATGCAGACTTAGCTCGTTATATTGAATTGTTAAACAAACTAGAAGGTGGCCAGCAGAATGCAGGGACACCAAATGCTACACAAGGAAAAGTAGTTGCTAGTTATGACTTCCGTGACTTAATGACATTAGTTGAAAATAAGCTATTAAACGAGCAACTTACAAAAGCTGAGATGGAAGAATTAAAAGCATTACATACAAAAGTGCAAGGACATGTTGGTGTTGACACAGAACTTGATGACAAAATTACAGCACAATTAAATAGATATTTAAAATTAGTTAAAGAACCAGCATCAACCGCTAGCCAGGCATCTGTGAACACCAAGGTAAACCAAAAGTCAGCAGCACCAAAGGTTAGTAAAGAATCATACATACAAATGGCGCCTGACCGTGACGCATCGTTAGCAAACTTTAATGTAAGTAAAATGAAAGCAAAGTATCCAAAACCGTATGTAGATATGCCACAAGCAGATGGTACAGTGCATAGAGGTTATGGACCATTAGTAAACTTAGAAAACTTTGTTAAAAATAACTCTAAGTTAAAAGCAAAAATAATTGGTAAACCAGCACAACAGGCAGGTGCACCAGGTGGACAACCTACTGAATTTAAAGCAACACACTTCCACAAGAATAATTTTGGTCTAACAAACAGTCTTATGTTACACACTGATAACAAGTTTTATTTTCAAAAACGTGACCAAGAAACTAACAAAAAGGTAATTGCACCTTGGCAAGGTAATGTAAACAATCGTAGCGCATTGAATCCTGCAAGTGTAGATGGCGAGATTGTTAACGGTAAGAAGATTGAGTATCCAGAGGGTACTACATTTAGTAAAAAAGGTAACACTAAAAAACCAGCAGTACAAACAGCAAGTAAGGATAACAACATGAAAAAAGCAATCAGAGAAGCATCAATGAACATATCAATTAACGGTGATAGCGCAGCAGAAGTTGCTGAATTAGCTGGCATCCTTAAAAACGCAGGTATGCCTGATGCAAAACCAGTAAGTGATATATTACCAAGACCAGGCGAAAAACCAGCAATGGCTATGGATTCACCTGTTAGATCAGTACCAGGCGGAGCAGCATTTGACTTAGACTATGACGGACATGACGACATGGTAGCTAAGATGAAAATGATGGACGAGCCAGCACCAGACGATAGTCCATGTGGAATGGGCGAAGAAGGCGTAGAAGAAGATTCTTGGGATAACTCACCAGACGAAACATATGCTGATACACAGACAATGACTAAAGATTTAAGCGGTGGTCTAAATCGTCAAAAGAAATCTTATCCAAAAGTAGCAGGCGGAGATAATCCAATGGCTGTTGAAACTTCGATTAAAGAACAGCTATGGGCAGCATTAAACGAAAAGATGATTGAGGGTGACAAAAAGCGTGGCAAGATGAAGACACTAAAAGCATCACGCGGCTATGGCGAAGACATTAAAACTACTGAGGGCTCTAAAAAAGGTAAAGAGAGTCGTGGCAACAAGAAAAAAGATTCAAGAGGTTAATTGGGAAGAATATTTCCAACACATTAAACCTGTATGTCCTTGGAGCGGAGCAGCTCTTAAAAAAGGCGAATTAAAAATTACACAATGGTCTGGTGAAATTGAGCCGCTAGGCAACAACCAAGCCATTGTTTATATTTGCCCAAACTATAATCGTAGACGATTAAAAAAATTACACAAAAAAATTAACGACGGTACATATGAATGGCTGTGGAGCGAACCAACCAACGGCCCTAATGCATCACCAGTACCTATACTAATACAACAGGATAAACGTAAGCTGTTTGATATTAGATTCGATACAGGCTACTATGACGATATAATAGGTTAAATACTTACATGAGCACATCATTAGACGGCGTCTTAATTAAGAAAGCCAATAAACAAGAAACATTTACAAACGAGCAAGTTGAAGAACTAATGAAGTGTATGGATCCGGATGAAGGATACTTACACTTTGCACGTATGTTTGCATACATCCAACATCCTGTAAAAGGAAAGTTGTTGTTTGATCCTTTTGAATACCAACTACGTTTGATGCACTCATATCATAACTACCGATTTAATATTAATATGATGCCTAGACAGACAGGTAAAACTACTTGTGCGGCAATCTATTTGTGTTGGTTTGCTATGTTTACTCCAGATCAAACTATTCTAATTGCTGCACACAAGTATACAGGCGCACAAGAAATTATGCAACGTATACGTTATGTATACGAACTATGTCCAGATCATATTAGAGCAGGTGTTACTAACTATAACAAAGGTTCGATTGAATTTGAAAATGGATCACGTATTGTTAGTGCTACTACAACAGGCAACACAGGACGTGGTATGTCCATATCATTATTATACTGTGATGAGTTTGCATTTGTACAACCTAACGTTGCTACAGACTTTTGGACATCTATATCACCTACACTAGCAACAGGTGGTAGAGCTATTATTACTAGTACACCTAATAGTGACGAAGATACATTTGCTACTATTTGGAAGCAAGCTGAAGACAAGTTTGACGAACATGGTAATGAACAAGAAGTTGGTCTAAATGGATTTCATAGCTTTCGAAGTTATTGGAACGAACATCCTGACAGAGACGACAAGTGGAAAGAAGAAGAACTCGGACGCATTGGCGAAGAAAGATTTAGACGCGAATATGATTGTGAATTCTTAGTTTATGACGAAACATTAATTAACAGTATAAAACTTGTTGCTATGGAAGGCAATAGTCCGTTAGTTAATATGGGACAAACACGCTGGTATAAAAAACCTACTCCAGAGTATACGTATGCAGTTGCCCTTGATCCTAGTATGGGTACTGGCGGCGATAATGCAGCTATACAAGTATTTGAACTACCTAGTTACGAACAAGTAGCAGAGTGGCAACACAACACAACACCAATTCCAGGACAAATAAGAGTACTATCAGATATATGTAAATACTTACAACAAGAAACTGAAAATACTAATGGTATATATTGGAGTGTTGAAAATAACGGAATTGGCGAAGCATGTCTTATTGTTATTAACGATTTTGGCGAAGAAAATATACCCGGACTATTTGTAAGTGAACCGATGCGTAAAGGTCATGTACGTAAGTTTCGTAAAGGATTTAACACTACACACGGAACTAAAATTACAGCGTGTAGTAGAATGAAAACAATGATCGAAAATGATAAAATGATTATACATTCAAGACCTTTTTTATCAGAACTTAAAAACTTTGTAGCAACTGGTTCTAGTTATAATGCAAAAAATGGACAAACAGATGACCTTATTAGTGCAACATTGTTAGCTATTAGAATGATGGCTGTACTTAAAGATTGGGATCCTAGAATATATAATACATTTACACAAGCTGAAGAAATATCAGATTACGAGGCACCAATGCCTATCTTCATAAGCAGCAACTATTGATAAATACTATACAATGAAAAATTTAGATCTAATATCAGAAGAACTTTTTAATAAAATACGTGGACGTTTTCCTAGTGTCACTATAGGCAATATAGATGGCAAGGTAACAAATGTTCCTAAAGACGCCCGTTACTTTGACTTTGATTACAAAGAAGGTAATGAGAGTTTAGGTAAAGTTAGTATTAGCGTAACTGATGAATCAATTGAAGTTATGTATGCTGACAATTTTGTTGGTGAACAAGATGAACTAACACAACAAAAATGGTACGACTTTTTAAAAGAACTTAGACAGTTTAGTAAAAAACGTTTAATGAAATTTGATACACGTAATATTAATAAGTCGAATTTAGATCGTCGAGATTATGAATTCTTGGCAGCAAACCGCGGAGACAACACAATGAGCGAATCAAAAATGTATGGAACTAATAAACTTAGTTACCAAAACGTAGATAGTGCTAGAATAGTTATCAAGCACACAGAAAGCGTAAATCCAGAACTTGGTAAAACACGCACAAGAAATATTGGAAAAATATATATTGAAAGTGCAGATGGCGAAAGATTTTTATATCCATATAAGCATTTAACTGGTGCAAGAGCAATGGCAAGACACGTTGCTGAAGGCGGTAAACCTTTTGATGAGTTTGGTACACATATTGTAGGTCTAAGTGAAGAGATGAATAAACTCCGCAAGTTTAAATCTTACATGGGACGCAATGCTGTAATGGCAGAAAGCCTAGCAGGATATATGGATGTTGTTAAAGACCGTATTGGTGCAGTAAAGAAAACAATTGAATCATTACAAAAGCCAAAGTTTTATGCAGAAACTCTTGCATCGTTTGTAAAGCCAATGATGGAAGATGTTCCAACTGATGTTGCAGAGAATTGGGTAGACCAATTAACTATTAGACAGTTTAACGAAGAATTAAAAGATGTATTTCCTTACATATATAACTTAGTAAGTGAAGCAACAAAAGCAAAAGATATTACACCAGAAGATATACTAGGCGAAGGAAGTCCAGTTGATGATGTTGAAGTAAATGCACCAGCAGAAACATATAAAGTTTCACCTGGTGACACAATATATTCAATTGCTGAAAAATTCCAAAATGCTAATTTCCAAGGTGCTGACATTAAAGAAGCAGTAAAAGAAATAATGATGCTTAACAATATTTCAGATCCAAAAGCATTACAAGTTGGACAAGTGCTAGAAATGCCATACTT